CAGGCGTCAGTCCGGGGCTGGCGCGGTGGTCTACAAAGAGATAGCCAAGTTTATCCGCCATTATACCGTCACTATAGTGCTTACGGCCACGCAGGTAATCGTTTGGCCGGAAGTAATTGTGGTCGTGGATACAATAACATCCGCGCCAGAGCCAGACAATCCCACAGTTAACCCCGAACCAATTGTGGTCCCGGTGCTGTCTCGAAGTTCCGCCAAGGCCGCCGTGCCGCTATTTGCGGCCGTGGCAGAAAGCGGGACGCCCAGCAGCGTCGCCGTCTTGCTGGCAATGCTGAAGCTTGGCTTGCTCAAGGTGAACGTGGCGAGCACACCAGTAGAGCCAGATAGGGCCGAAGTTCCAATGACCAACTGACCATTACCAGCGCCGCCGTCGACAGACTGGCCAAGTACAGCCGCAGTAAGGCAGGCGGTTAGCCTCGCGTTACCTGCGGCTGTGTTCCAAGTAATGGACATTATTACTCTTCCCTGACCCGTTTAACCCTGCGAACGCCCACGATGCGGCCGCGTTCATTGCGGATGACTTCCTTCTCGGCGTTGACTTCTTCCTTGAGCTTGTTGACTTCCTCGCGCAGGCTGCGGGCGACGCCGTGGAAGCCGTCGATGGCCTGAAGTATTTCCTCCGCCGTGGGAACGGGCGACGCGGGGTTGCTGGCAAAGTCGCCGATGACTGCGCCGCCCAAGCCCCGAGCCTTGCGCTTGGGCTTGCTGGCGCTGTCCGCCTTGCCGACGGCCGCCTGAGCAATGGGGGCCTCCTGCGGGTGCAGGACAATTTCCTTCGCCATCTCCAGCATCTCGACCTTTTCGCGAGACTGCCGGTCGGCGGCATCCATGTGCGCCTTGATGGCAATGTCCGCCTGCTTGGTGTCGGCCAGCTTGGCGCGCGTCTGGGCGTCCATGAGCGTGGCGTGGGCCTTGATGGCGTCCAACGAGTTGTCTTCCGGCTGCTCCGGGTTGGAGCGGTCGTGGTGCGCCTGCGTGGCGTCCATATGCACGCGGGCGGCCATTTCGAGAGACTTGGCCTTGACCTCCTGCACCTTGGCCTGAGCCAGCGTGGCGCGGCTGTCGGCGTCCTTGAGCTTGGCCTGAACCTCCTGCATTTTGGCTTGGGTTTCGGCCTGCATCTTCTGCATCTCGGGGGGCATCTTGGCCTGAGCATCCGGCGGCGCGAAGAACTGTTGCGGATTATTCCAGCCAATGGCCTGAAGAGCCGCCGTATGGATGGCGACGGGGTCATACAGCGTCGGGGCCGCCTGCTCCAAAAGCATAAGCGCCTGAATTTTCATGACACGCTGGCCGTGCGAGGACATGTTGGGGTCCGCCTACGGTGTCAGCTCATTGTCTTCGAGGGCCTGAATGAAAGTCTGCTCATCCCACTGGCGGGCCGGCTTGCGGTTATTCTGCCAGAAGCTCTCCGGGTGCTCCTTGAACACCTTGAACAGGAGCCTGAACTCCTCCGCCTGCGCGGCGTGAAGGCGCTTATGCACCGAGTTCAGCACCTTGGTGGCTTGCTCTATCATGGCAAGCGTGGTGCCGACGGGCGCGTCAGCCCTGCCTTCGCCCACCGCCTGCTCAGAGATGCCGCCGATGCGCATGCCGTCGGCCACCATCTGCTCCATGAGCTGCACCAGCGCCGGGCTGGGCTCTTTATAGGGGAGCGGCATAATCATGGTGCGGATGTCTTGGCCATTGGTTTTGACCTGAGCGGCCGCACCCGGCGCGACGCGGAAGATGTTGGACTTCTGACTTGATGCTCCGTCCGAGATGAGGAAGCCCGGGAAGCACGCGAACATGCCGGCGTCTACCAGCTCTCGAAGAATTGCAGTAAGCGCGTTAGTAGTATTGCCCAGAATATGAAGCAAGCCAATGTCATAAAAGCCCATGCCCGGAACATAAGTGTACTTCACAAAGCTTGAGTTGGCGATAGGAAGTTCTTTGGTGTCTTCATCGTAATTGCGCACGATGGACAGGATGTGCTTGCTGGACTTGTCGATGGTCACGCGGTAGGGCACCGCCAAGCCGCTTTCCTTGCCCTTATACTTGTGGGCAAAGCCGGGGATGTCCAGCTCGCAATAGCATTCCAAAATTTCGCGGTCGCGGTCTTGGCTGAGGCCGCTTTCCTCGGTCACACCCTGCTGGGCGCGCTTCTCTTGCTGGGCCACGTCATAGGTGGGCTGAAGCGGCGTAGCCAGCTGCACGTCGCGGTAGACGCCCAAAATTTGCAGACGCCTGACCACGTTGGGCGTCATATAGGTGCGATGGGTGATGCGCTTGGCGTTGCGCAGGTCGGAGGCGCTGTCATTTACGATGACATCCTCGGCGTCGACGGTTTCTGACACGGGCCGGTTGCGCAGCGGGCAGAAGTAAACTTTCTTAAACGCGGTCCCGCCGAAGCCAAGCATTAACAGCATCCTATCCGTGTCAGGATAGTACTCGCTGGCAGTCACGGTAAGATAATGGTTGGCGTCTTTTTCGAGGGCGTTGCCAAGCTCGTCTTCTTTGAGGTCGGCGGAGTTATTGTCGTTGCGCACCTTCACGGGGCCGTCGGTCGGGAGCAGCTCCGCCCGCGCGTTGGCTTGGAAGCGCAGCACCGCCTCCTGCAACAGCGGATGGCGGACCTTGCTCATGCCCTCGACGGGAGCGCCGTCGGATGCGCCCTGTAAGCCGGGCATCTCTATCTTGAAGCCCAAGAGCTTGATGCCGTCTGCGCGCTGCTGGAGCCATTCCTCGCGGGACTTTTGGTCCTCGTCGATGCTGCGCATGAGTTCCTCCGCGATGGAGGACAAGTCCGTGTCAGCAATGTGCTCGGCTAGGTTATCGAACCACTTGAGGTTTTTCTTTTTCTCGTCGGCATCCAGCGACGTGCCGTCGATGCTGATGGTGACGCTGCCGTCGCTGTGCTCAATTTTGGTGATGTTTCCGTTGAAGTCCGGAATGGCGACGTCATTGCCCTTGTCCTCGTCGTGCAAGTTTACCGTTACGCCGCCGTCAAGACTGTGCGATGTAATGGGCGCGTCTTGGCGCAAGTTGTGACGAGAGTTAAGCGGGACGAGAGGCAATTTAGTCCTACATAAGCTTGAGTTCTCCCAAGCTTATACAGAACCGTCCTAGTACAGACAAGCGGCAGTATTGTCCTAAAAACAGTAATTCAGGAACTGCCAAAGTCGCCCCCAAGCGCATCGAGCAGCTTCGTCTCATACTTCATGAGCTTCTGCATGCCCTCGACGATTTTGGTGCCCCAAGCATGCACTGGCCAGCGATGGCCAAACCCAAAATTTAGGGAATGGCCGATGCAGACCTCCTGCCCGTGTGTGTTGACCATCATAACGTAGCCTTCCCCGCTTGCCGCAATGGTCCAGCCACGATGATGCAGGCCGGGATACATGCGCGCGAAGAGCGTCGTCAGGTGCGGCAAGGAGACAACATATTCAGGGTCAAGCGCGCTCATCTGCAACACTCAAGGCTAGTTCAAGCTTGCGGTGCAGCGTGTTCAGCTCAATGACGCCATCGATGAGCCTGACGCCCCAGTCGTGCCGGCTGATGCGGCACCCGTCTTGAAGCAGGCCATAGTGGCCTATCAGAACCTGCTGTCCGTGCGAGTTGATGATGTAAATGCCGTCGTCGTCGCCAACATAAATCCGGCTGCCATTTTCCCAACTTAAGTTGTACATGGTCCTGAACATTACCTGCAATTGCCCGATGTTGAAGATAAGGTCATCCTTGTCCGCCATCATACTGCCTCCAAGGCCCTACAAAGCTTGGTTTCCATCTCACTGAGCGTGTCCAAGCATCCCCTGATGTGTATTATCCAATAGGCCCGGCTGTCATTTTCAAACAGCATGGCGCGAGTGGCGACCGGAACTTCCTGACCGTGCTTATTGAATATGGTCAGCTCTTCCTTAAAGTGGTCGATGTGCCAACGCACCTTGCCGCAGCTGTCGGGGCCGAAAGTGTTAAGGTAATAGTCTATTAGACCCGCCAAGGAGCCAAACGAATTTACGGTAGACCGGGCCGCCATCACGCGTGCTCCTGCTGTTTCGCCCTAGCGATGGCGGCTTCCATCTTCTCGGT